CTGCATTAGAGGGTATATCTGATTGGATAAAGGATAATCAAGGTCCATTTGATGCAATCGTAGTTACTATAGGAGCATTTGCAGCAGCTTGGAAAGCGGTAGATTTAGCAGAATTTCTTATGAATGCTGGCGGTGTTGTTGGATTGCTCAACAAACTTAAGGATGCAACTTGGGGCTGTGTAACAGCTAAGATAGCAGATAAGCTAGAAACAGTTCAGATTTGTGCTATGTATGCAAAAGAATTTGTAACTGGTCTTGCAAAATCCACAGTAGAACTAATAAAAAATGCGGCACAATGGATAGCTACAACAGCAGCTAAAATAGCAGATACAGCAGCCACAGCAGCACATACAGCGGCTACATGGTTGGCCACAGCAGCTACAACAGCATTTGGTGTTGCTATGTCAGTATTAACAAGTCCTATAACATTAGTTATAGTGGCTTTAGCAGCATTAGGTGTGGCTATATACGAGTTAGTAAAACATTGGGATGTAGTTAAGGATGCAGCAGGAAAATGCTGGGATTGGATTACTGATAAATGGTGTAAAGCAGGTGAATGGTTCAAAGGCATATGGCAGGATATAAAGTCTGCATTTTCTTCATTTGATAACTGGTTACAGAATATTTTTAACATAGATTTTTCTGATAGTTTCGGTTTTATAGGCAATATAATGAATGCTTATTTGCAAAATGTTTCTAATATATTTGGTGACGTAAAGCAGATATTTGGTGGATTGATTGACTTTATTGCTGGGGTATTTTCAGGCGATTGGTCTGAAGCCTGGAATGGCATTGTGGATGCCTTTGGTGGAATATTCTCTTTAATTGCAGACATAGCCAAAGGACCTATTAATATGGTAATCGGACTTATAAATGGTATGCTTGATGGATTAGAAAGTGGTATTAACTGGATAGTCCGCAGGGTGAATGCTTTAAGCTTTGATGTACCTGACTGGGTACCGGTTATAGGTGGTGACCATTTCGGGTTTGATTTACCGGAAGTTGGATTTGGTAGTATCCCATACCTTGCAGAAGGTGGATATGTAAAGCCAAACACTCCACAGCTTGCAATGATTGGTGATAATAAACACCAGGGAGAAGTTGTTGCACCTGAGGATAAATTGCTTGAAATGGCACAAAAGGCAGCAGATATGGCATCTAGTGCTGAACTGTTAGCCGAAGCTATAAGTATTCTTAAGCAGATCCTTAAGATACTGGAAACATTAGATCTTGATATACAGCTAGATGGAAAGAGCCTTAAGAAGTATGTAGTTGATAAGATTAACGAGCATACAAAGCAGACAGGAAAATGCGAGATTATAACTTAACAAGGATGTGATGAATTGATACTAAGATGTGACAATCAGGAGCTTCCGGCTCCTGTGTCCATCAAAGTGGATGATGAGATTATATGGTCTTCTTCAACAGGACGAGCACTTGACGGAACAATGTTAGGTGATGTAGTTGCTGAAAAGAAGACCTTATCTATATCCTGGGGAGTTCTTCAGGAAGATGAGCTGGTTCTTATTAAGAGTAAGCTTGTTGCCCGATTCTTCCCAATAACATTTCATGATGATGGACAGGATATAACAATAACAAGTTACAGAGGTACACTAAGCAAGGAAGTAATAGGGGAGCTTGATGATGGTATTTTCTATTACAGAAGTGCAAGTGTGTCGATTATTCAGCAGTAAGGAGAGCATATGAAACAGACATTAAAGGTTAGTGATATAAGAAACAAGGCAGTAGAGTTACAGGGGATTAACGGACATTTTCCTGTAAAGCTTAATTATGCTATTGCAAAGAATTTAAAGGAGCTTATAGCAGAGTGTGAAACTGCAGCAGCACAGAATCAGAAAGTCCTTGATGAGAAGGCATCCAAGGATAAGAATGGGGCGTATGTATTTAAAGATAATGAGATAGAATTTCCAGATGAGAAAACAAAGAAGGAAGCGCTTAAGGAGCTTAATGATATTTCTAATCTTGAGATAGAAGTTGAGATTATGATGGTACCAATGAGTGTACTTGAAATGTGTGATACAGAGAAGTACGATACACCAACATCAAAAGAAATGGCAGCATTAGAATTTATGATAGGAGAATAGCCTATGTATAACAATGTAACAGATGCATTTAAGGCAACGATAAGAAGTCCATCAAGAACCTTCAGAGGCAGACTCAAGATAAATGATAAGTGGATATATGCTAACTTTAAGAAGTTGAGCTATGAAACATCAAGCAGTAGTGAAGAATACCTACAGTTAGGATCTGCAGTATCGGCAAAGATTGAACTTAGTATTAAGAGAATAGATGAGCTGTTTGAGAATACAGAGATACCGATAGAGATAGGATTGAAGCTGCCAAGTGGAAAGTATGAGTATATTCCAGTTGGCTTTTTTACTGCTGAACATCCAACAAATGACCAGGCAACTACAACATTTACAGCTTATGACAGAATGATGAAAACAACAGGGCTATATGTATCGGATCTTACATATCCTGCAAGTGCTGTATCAGTTCTGGATGAGATAAGCGCCGGATGTGGTGTTCCTGTGGATGTAAGTAATGTTGATTCTTCTATTATGGTGCCAACAAAGCCGGTGGGATATACATACCGGGAAATGATAGGCTATATCGCTTCTTTAGTGGGTGGCTTTGCATGTGTTGACAGAACAGGGACTATTGTTATTAAGTGGTATTCAGATGTGGATTATAAGCTGGATGTGACAAGGATAATGAGCTTTGAGAAAGATGAAAGCAATTATAATCTGGAAAAGTTATCATGTAATGTTGACAACTCTTCAACTTTAACATCTGGCGGTGGAATACTTGGTGTTACATTTGATAATCCATTTATGACACAGGACAGGCTTGATAATATCTTTAAGAGGCTTAGTGGTTTTAGTTACAGAGGTGCATCTGTTAAGACATTAGGAGATGTTCGACTGGATCCGTGGGATGTAATTACTGTGGAAGATGGTGAAGGTACCTATAAGGTGCCTGTGATGAACATCCAGCAGGAATATGATGGCGGTCTTGCTATGACTATAACATCTTATATCAAGACACAGACAGAGCAGGAAGTTGACTTTAAAGGACCAACAACACAGCAGAATGAGAGAATATATTCTGATTTGATATTGGCAAAGGAGCTTATAGCTAAGAAAGTTGATGCAGAATGGGTTAAGGCTAATACAGTACAGGCAGAAACGATTATATCTATTAACAATGATTTAGAGAATATCCGAAATAATTATCTTAAGTCGAACGTGGCAGAGATTACATATGCAACGATTGAGAGTCTTAAATCGCTTAGCGGTGAATTTGCAGATTTAAAGGCAACTGACTTTGAAGCGATAAAAGCAAGTGTTAAGGACCTGAATGTTGATGTAGAAAAGGTGAATACACTTCTGTTTGGTTCTGCCACCGGCACAACTATAACAACTGATTTTGCTAATTCGGTGGTATCTGTAATCGGTAATGCACAGATAACAAGTGCAATGATTAAAGACCTGGCATTTGATAAGCTTACCGGCATAGACATTAATACAACAGTAATGAATGTGCATAGTGAGGATGGCAAGTCTATCTGGAAGGATAATACTATTCAGATAAGCGATAAGGACCGAGTACGGATCCAGCTGGGTAAGGATGCAGCCGGTGATTATAATATATATATATGGGATAAAGACGGAAAATTGATGTTTGACCCGTTGTATGGCGTTCAAGAGGCTGGCATTAAGAAAGCAATTATCAGAAATGATATGGTATCTGATAATGCCGCCATATCCGGAAAGAAGCTGGATATAGATAGTGTATTTAGTGTTATGAATGCTGATAAGAGCAATACCTTTAAAGCAAGTAAAATACACGTTGATACAACAGAACAGACATTAGAGAGTACGTTTCAGACTATTAACAGTTACATCGATGGAGGTTCTGATGCATGGGGTTCTACTATGCTGCAGGCTAAGACATTCATAGAGCATAAACTGTGGTGGACAGATACTGATGAGGAAGGCAATTCTGTAAAAAGCAAGTTTAATGATGTTAAGACAACATTAGACAGCTTTAAGATAGATATGTCGGACGTTACTAAGCAGCTTAATGGTACATTTGAGATATATGATATTACAGAGGTACCAACGCTGGACAATTATCCAGCAACTGAATTCTTTGTAAAAGTGTATCCGGCGGAAGACTGGTACCCGCTTGAAACAGATACGTGGCAGTATACACAAGAAGGGTATGCTAAGCACGCAGGAGCAGTTGCTTATATGAAAAGTTCTAATCGTGCCTGGAAGTTTCTTAAACAGACATCCGGGACATATGGATGGACTGAAATATCATCATCAGAGACTGCTTATATGCTTAATAAGCATACAGCGTTCCAGGTTGCTATTGATGGGATAACAGCGGAAGTTAGCAGGGTTAAGGTTGATATCAAGGATAACTATATAACAACTGAATCTGCAAAATCTCTTATAAGTCAGAGTGAGGAAAGCATTACATCTTCAATATCTAAAACGTATACAACTATGACAGATTTTACAGATAGAATAAATTCTACCAAGGAATATGCAGATGGAGTGGCAAGTGCAGCACAGTCAGCAGCAGAAGGTACTGCAGCAAATGCATTAACTGATGCCTTAAAGAATTATACGGTTACAAAGGATATGGAATCAGCTATAAAGCTGTCAGCTGATAGTGTTAAAACATATGTGTCAGAAACGTATAAGCGGATAGGCGGAGATTTTAATGCATATACGGTATCGGAAATTCCAACCCTTGATAATTATCCGGCGACGGAGTTTTTTGTCCCAGTATATCCTGCGGAAGACTGGTATCCACTTGAAACAGATACGTGGCAATATAATGATTCAGCATACGATCTACATGTAGGAGCCATAGCATATAATCCAACGGCTAATAAGACCTGGAGATTTACAAAGAAAGATGATGCTTGGGTGTGGGAAGAGATATCAAACACAGAAACAGCCTATATGCTTAACAGATTCGCCCGGCATGATGTAGCTGTAGATAATATAACAGGTGAGCTTACGAGCGTTAGAAAGGATT